CTTTTGCAGAGATATCTTGTGCATCTTCCCTTTCATGCAAGTATCTACCAATCTCCATCCTGTCCCACACAGGTGATCCAGAATAAGTGATGTCAACCTGATGTCTTGGTTTGATGAGGAATAATAATGCACCTAATGCAATACCACAATCACTAGGATTTGGTGGAACGAAAACCTTTCGTTCTCTTGCTAATCTGGTGTTATTGATGATATTCAAAGCACAACCACCAGTTAAGATCAGAGGTAAATCTGGATACTTATCTAAGAATGGTTGTATCTCTTCTAGGAACAACTTCTCAAATACAATTTGATTTGTTGTTGCAATGTCTTGTGCATCCTGCAATCCAAAGTTCTGAGACCATTCTGGTGATTCAAAAAACTTGTTTACAAATCTACAGACAGCATCTGGAACATCATCATAAGTATTTGATTCATAGAATTCAATTAACTTTTCAGCAAGATCCTTACGATAATTACCATAACCAACATATCCCATTAATTTACCAGGATAAACTAAATTACCTTGGTAAATATCCTGTTCATTACGAATAGCAGGAATGAAGTTTGCTGGTGTCATATAAGAGACTGCGTAGTCTTTTTGCCCTTCGTAAATTTTTACAGGGTCTTCACCTCTCTTTATGGTATATACATTAAAGAAACCTTCATCTGAACCACCATCAAATGAAACAACTAATGCTTCTTGATATGGTGACTGATAAAAGGCACTACATGTATGAGCAACGTGATGATCACAATACTCAATCGTAGTATCACCAAATACGTCTTTCCAAGGAAAGACTTCTTCAGGCATAGAGTTAATACAAATTACATCATAAAATTCAAAATCATATTTTCTTTTGAAGTATTCACTGATCTGCCACACATAATTAATTGCATGAACAGGTTTCTCATAAAAATATAGGGCAGCATTCTTGTGAGAAATAAATCTCTCAAGTTCCACTACCTCTAAAATATCATCTCCATAAGACAATGCAAATGTTGCATTGTGAGAACCATGAATACCCAGGTTAAACATATTTGATTTGAAATAACACTCCGACCAGGGCTAGTTTAACGACTTACCGAGTCTTTAATATAACAAGGAACACGTTCTGGATCTAACCATTTCGTGTATTCAAAGTCATCAATCGCAGTCAAAAGTTGCATCTGGTTATCAAGGAGATACATGTCACTGTACCTCTTAGTATAATGATGTGCTTTTTGAATGCGGTAATCTGGAAACCCGTTTTCTAGGGTTCCACACTCGACATAACGATAAGGGAAACGTTCTAGTAGAACTTTCATCAAGCAACCTCTGTGGTTTCAAGATCACTAGCAATCCATTCCATCAGAATATCATAATCATCAAGTGGATCACCAGAGAACACAACACCGTTGTTCTCATAATAACGACGTACTTTTTTGAAAAGTTTAGGATTCTTCACGTCTAGAAGAAGCTCACCGTTTGCAGCAGAACGAAGGGTATTGATATCCTTCTTGAACTTAGCAGTGATAGTCATTGTCTTGTGTAAATTACTCCAGTAGTTTATCAGATTTGGGACTGAAAGTCAATCCCAATGCTCCTTGTGAGGATCGAACTCACCTTAGCCGAATTATGAGTTCGGTGCATTCACCAGATTGCTAAAGGAGCAGTGGCATCACGATGCGTGATCATGATTAGTATACCACTTAATGTACTCTTCATCCTGCTCTGCATGTGCCAGTTCGTCAGGTGGTTCAAAGAGTTCTAGGGATGACTCTTTCTTCTCTGTTGTAGAGGTATTCTTGTCCGTAATAATTTCTGAATTCTGTTGCATCTCTAAAGTCTGTCCTGAGATCGTATAAGTCATCATACCACCAATCAATCGGCTTCCAGTGGAAGTACATGTTTCTGTAATAGTCTCCTCTGAAAGGATCAATTCTCCCATGCAAACATAGACTTTCATAGAAGAGCATATCACCAGGTTCAAAAAGAACTTTATGATGATTATGTTCGTGATCAAAGAAATCTAATGCCCAATTTTCTTCAGATTGTTGGTCAACATAAATTATGCAACTAATTATATGAGTTTCAATTCGGTCTCTATGGAGATGTAGTATTGAGTCCCGAACATAATTTCTAATTCCATATGCCCAAGTCATCTCAAGTTCTTGACCAGACCACTCCTCAATCATGGGAGTAATCTCGTCATAACACATTTCATAAAGTTCTTGTGATATCTCAGTCTTCAGACAAAAAGGTTTTTTAGAACCTTTGATTGAAATTCCACCACTGGTATAAGTTTTATAATTTCTATCATATTCAATTTCCTGATCTTTAATATTAAAGACTAAGTTTTTATATTCATCCATCATGAATGAATAAAGATTATCAGGAACCTTTACTTTCTTGAAAGGAACATCATTGAATATAGGTTGTAAAACGTCTCTCATGGTGTAACCAACTTACCGTTTTCTTCGTGCATCCATTGTAAATGAGATGATGAATTCCATTGCCAAGTATTATCAGGCATTTTTCTCCAAGGAAATACATCAGTTAAGTTTTCATCTGGTTCTTCTGGTAAGTGATTGATACCCAAATGATCATCTGCTTGTCTTCCATCAAGACCTCTCATGATATTAATTCTCTTTGTGAATGTTGATAGATAAGTTCCAAAGAAGTTCTCAGCCTGTGAACATATGGTTTGTTCTAGTACTGCAACATGGAGATCATCATCATCAAAATCATCATTAAATTCATATTCAAAGTCTTCATAGAAATAAATTTCATACTTCTCAGCAAGCAAATCAAAGAATGATCTATCTTGCTCATCAGTAGCAATATAAAGAGGAAGTGTCTTGTCATTAAATGGAAGACGTTCCACCATTTCTACAATCTTTTCAGGAGCATCCACACATGCAATCGCATCTTCTCTTGCTTCCAAGAAATCATTTCGTCTGACATGAATAGCATTGAATGGTCCTACCTCTTCATGAACTTTATCTGCATAGAAGTAAAACTTATCATGATACCGCAATACCCTATTCACTTTATCCTTTAGTTGATTTCTAATATTTTCACCACCAGGATAAACATGATACCAATAGTGACCAAAAAGATTATTCTCAAAATGTAAGAATTGCTCGTCACAATCCAATTCCATCACAGTTCTACCATGACAAAAATTATGGAAGTCCTTGGTATCAATTTCCTCATTCACAAATACAGTATGCTCATCAGATACTGTAGAAGATTCAAAGAAAATTTCTGCAAGATCTAAGTCACACTCTCCAATATTTTTAGTATAAGACTTCTCATCTTCCATGTCATCCAGGATTTCTTGGAACTCTGGAACATCATCATGCTCTATACAATCAAACTCTTCCAGAAGAACATCCTTATCAAAAATTTCCCAGAAGTCAATCCAATCTTCCTTCTCTTGACTTGCAGACAAGAACAACATCCAACAATCAGGAGGAAGAATAACCTTCCTCTTGGTGATTGCTGCGATTGCCAAGAACATTTCATAAGACATGATAATGTTCACTAGTCCTGAAAAATAAGGACTAAACGAAATATACCTAACCATCTTATCGTAGTTTGGGACCAAGCATCCAAGTTACAAGTGAAATCCTAGTTCCTCTAGTCACAGGTAGGACACGGTGAGGAATACGTGAATCAAAAATGATCATTGTTCCTTTCTCAGAAGGTGCGACTACAGGATTGTTATGATAATCAATAAACTCTAACTCACCACCCTCATATTCACTAGGATCTGTTACTAGAAGAGTTGCACTTAGTTTCCTGGTGTAACGATTATCCTCCGCAGTCCCATAGTCGGAATGCCAAGCATAATGATCACCCTCATCATATCGAGTAATTTGAATACCATCTAAACCATTAAGATCGTACTCCCAATACTCTTTGTTTGCCAAATGAAAATAGTGAGCAAAGATAGAAGAAACCCAGTCATCTTCATACATCCAAGAGATTTTTGAATCTCTTGCTGATTCAAGAAGTGCTCCATTTGTATGATCACCGATCTGTGCTTCTACAAATTGCTCTTCATACTTTGGTAGTTCTTCTACCATTAGATCTACCAGTTTTTCGGGAATGATCTGTTCATAAAAAACAAAAGGATCTTGAGCAACTATATGCTTATTGCTAGGATCCATTCCTGTTAATGGTGCTGCAATTTTCATTATTATCAAAAAATACTACGGATGCCTTGCGGCAAGTCGGGATGATAGGGATCGAACCTACGACTTTCTCTTCCCAAAAGAGACGCGCTACCTCTGCGCTACATCCCGAACATACTAATTATAAGACTTATTTAATCGTCTGTCAAATCATCATCATTTAGATCATAACTAAGACGGCAGTCCCATAAATCTTCGTCCCACTCTGGTTCATAGAGTGGGCAAGGTTCCTCAAAGAGATGACCCATCCGAAGTTGATGAATTCTTTCTCTAAGAGATTTGTAAAACTCTCTCTTCTCGTCTCTATCCATTAATTGCTGAATTCTTGTAAGATCTCCAGAACTTTATTTAAAGTATAGTGAGCACCGTTTAACCATTCTTCACTGGCACCGTCATATACCCCATCATAGATTTCATTCTTCAGTTTGTATACTCTTGCTTCAATATCGACTTTGGTCATCCTGCTTCTAGGCATTACAGATCCAACTCATTCTGCTTTTTATTTAGACTGTCCAACCTATCTGCCCAGGTAATTCCTTCTTCAGAACCACGTTTTGGATTGATACAGTCATCATTTCCTAACTTATTACACACCAATCCTGCAAGATCATCTTCGTTTCCTAATGCTCCAGTGCCGCTCCAATAGTGTTGACCATCTACCCAAGTAGCACCGCACTTAGGGCAAGTTTTTGTTTGTGACATTTGCATCTCCGAATTTTTTGTGGAAAGATCTCATTTGCCGTTCTAATCTACGTCTCATAAAAAACAACTGAATGTTGATGTATACCATTCTTAGTTGTAGATCAACGTAACGAACTAACCGCATTGTAGACTCGTAACCACCAATTGCAACAAGTGCAAGAAAAATTAACAGGACAAGATATGTTGAATAGTAGATAGAATTCACTACCTCACCTCAAAATCGAGTTTACGAACCTTTCTTCGTCTACGGTTCTCCTGATACTCTAGGTCCGACTTTGAAAAAGAGGTGTCATTGTTAATACTTTTATTCGATTTTGTTATCAAAACATCACCAAGATTAAGTGCAGTGACTTTATCTTCTTGTAAGATCATTTGATTTGAACAACCACAACACTGCACTTTTGAGGTGCTTGTGAGTTCAGTCTTACAAAGTTTACATTGTACGGATATCATAATCAGATTTTATTAACAATTTCTTATTTAGGAAAAAAAACTATAAAATCTTTGTTAAGAAGCGGGTAACGGGAGTCGAACCCGTGACTGGAGCTTGGAAGGCTCAGATGTTACCTCTACACCATACCCGCAAGGAGCCAGATAACAGACTTGAACTGTTGACCTTTGCTTTACAAAAGCACTGCTCTATCCAACTGAGCTAATCTGGCATACATTACACTTATCCGAATGCTTGCTGTGGGGCATTTAAACCCAACATTCTGACAGTTTGTAATGGAGCAAGAGAGTAACCAACTCTCATTCACAGTGTGGTTAATACCATGGCAGGGTGCTCACTCCCTGTCTAACTCCTCCACCTGGACTCGAACCAGGGACAGGGTGATTAACAGTCACCTGCTCTACCAACTGAGCTATAGAGGATTGTTTTCTTCTCTCTTGAGTTTGAAGTATAGTTTATAATACTTCTTTCTCATCTGATCGAAGATTGCCATGTCTTCTTCAAAACCAAGTCTCTTAGTGTGCGTATGGCACCCTTCCAATTCGGATATTAGAAGTAAGATGTCTACTGGTTTCATAAGAAGAAAGACAACGATTCAGGTAGGATTTGAACCTACGACCGACCGCTTAGAAGGCGGTTGCTCTAATCCACTGAGCTACTGAACCAATAAAAGAATTATAGACTGTTTAGTCTAGTTTGTCAAGGTAAAGGAGATCGATTTCATCCTCTTCCAACCACTCCTTAAACTCTAGGGATAGTGCTGCTGCATCTTCCCACTCTAGATCTGTGGTTAGGATACGTTCGTTTGCCCAATCAATGATATCCGAAACACAATCGATGATTTGTTCGTTCATAATGTCCTTTCAACTCAATCATCATAACACTCCTCCTCCTCTCCGTCAAGCACATATGACAACCTCATCATGATGCGTGGGTTTTCCCTTGTGTAATATTTATCAATGACTGGTGAATGAAAAAGTCTAGAGTCATAAAAGATTGCCTCATTAAATCCATAAGTCATTTCAAATGCTTTATACAATGTTGGACAACATGCCATCTCATCATAATTATCATAATTTATACCAGCAGTATAATCATAATATTCATCAGAAAATTCTTCACTATCTTCCATAAGTCTTCCCTTAAATCTCCAAAATGCAGTAGATACATCTCTATGATTTAAATTAATCAATCCAATAATAGCTGATTGAGATCTATCATTATTAGGATCAGTATGAGGGAGAACACAATTATTACTGATCAGATTATCCGTATCAGTTTCCATACATGTATTATTATGATAGAAATAATAAAACTCGGATTCATTTTTGTAACTATCATGTTCTGGTAGGTCAAGTATTTCATCAGAAATAATCTCAGCAGTCCAGTATGGGATTTTCAAAGACATAATTCCTGGTTTAGAATTCTGACATGATTCCCATTTAGTCAACAAAGATTGAAACTTGAGCATCCTATATGGATCCTCAAAGACATTCTTGACATACGTTATCTCACCAGCACGTTTAGTCCGTTGATAATCCTTACTTATCTGAGCACAATATCGAAAGTAAGTATCAATCGTCTCCATAATAATCCTTTCTAAAATAACGACTTAATATATTGCTATTGTAATATGCAGGTTCTCCATTCAGAGATTCTGTAAGAACATTATTTAAAAACAACTGACGTGTCTCTTCAAAGTTTGTTCTTCCTTTTGTTTTATGTAGTGATAATATTTCTCTCTTGAATTTATCTTTACCAATCTTTTCTATATCTTCTTTCAGTTCTGGACAAGATCCGTAATACCGCTTCCAATCACTCTCTTGTTTGACCTTTCGTTTCTTTCCTTTTGGTGTTCGGAACGACCAAAAATACTTTCTCCCAATGTACTGTCGTTGGTTTGTGAGATTGGTAATGAGATAAACAAAGCCAAAGTAGTCCCCAACATCACTGCTATCAAAAGTTCGTTCCATGTAAGTCCAAGGATTTTCATAATCCACCATTCATATATTCCATTGTCTAGCATATTTAGACAAAAGAAAAGACCCTTGCGGGTCTTTGTGCAGAGATTCTATGTCTTTGAGTTTACTTCATAAGAATACTCCTGCAAACTTTTTTACATTCGTGTTGTCCTAATGCATCGCACTCAATCAGGCACTCATAGTAGTCATTAATTTTTTGATTTTCAACTTCAAGTTGATCGACAGTATCTTCAAAATGACGCCATTCGTCCAATTGCGATTTCGATAGTAGGTTATGCATGATGTTTTCCTCCAATACACATTGTTTAAATGTAAAACATGATAAAGAAATAATATTCAGGACATCTTATAATTCCCAATTCTGTATTATATAGGACAGTTTGTGTTAATTTACTAACATTTGTGTATTTTTTACATGAGTTAACTTAAGTACATTTAATGACATAAAAAAGAGACCCGAAGGTCTCTCCTTTTTTTTATTTAATATAATCTCTTGGGTATCCTCCTCTCGGCATCGGTATTACCTCCCCAGGTAAATAAGGAATTTCAGGCATTCTGGAACAGGGACGTTTCTTAGTACAACGTTTTTTGGGAGATGGAGAAACCCATCCTGGATGACCACCAGGAGATCCCCATACTCTTCCCTTTGCTTCTCCAGAAGTGCTAATGGTTGTTACTGCTACAGAAGCTAACAGCAGTGGAACAAATAGTTTAGTCATTTTGTTTTTATGTAAAGGACATAGTTACCCATCCCATCTTTTGAATGGGTAGGTACGTCCTTACACAAATTATATAGACATAAAAAAAGAGGACCTTAGTCCTCCTTATACTTCATCTTCAGGAAATTATATCTAATAACTTCGTGGGGCAACCAAGGTTGAGGTCCAAATCGAAGTATCCTAAGATCAAATTCAGTTAACTCAACTCTCGGATCTGCCATCAATTGAATTGCCCACTGTTCCGTCATAGTTTAAATCCTGAGAAAGTATCTGCCTTGACATCTTGCTTGATGCCACCTACCACATAAGACTCGACTTCCGTCTCTTGTGGTGCCACCTGAAGACCCTTAGAAGAGATCCAGTGCTCAGTCCATGGTAATGGATTTGCCTTGGCAGAAATATCATACACTGGTTTGAGACCAATGGACTTCATGCGACGATTTGCAACCCACTCAACATAGTTCTTAAGTAGTTTATCATTCAGACCAATCATAGAACCATCTTTAAAGAGATACTCTGCCCAACGTTTCTCTTCATTGACAGCATTATCAAACAACTGATAAGTCCACTCTTCCTCTTCCTTCATGATCTGCATCATCTCAGGATCATCACCAGACTTCCACTTATTCAAAATATTCTGAGTGATTGCTAAATGTTGGTTTTCGTCTCTTGCAATGAGTGAAATAATTTTTGCTGATCCTTCCATGAGCTTGAGTTCACCAAAGGCGAAAGAACAAGCAAAACTAACGTAGAACCTAATACCCTCAAGAACATTAACGTTTGCAACTGCTCTGTAGAGTTTTCTTTTGACATCTTTAATTTCCCATTTGGATGAAGGTGAATCTCTAAAGTCCTCTTGCCACATGTTGCCATTGCCCCAAGTCTGAGCACTATTGATGAAGTCATCATAGGCACCTGTGACACTCGCAGCACGTTCTAGAATGCGTTCATCAGTGACGATCTTATCAAATACCTCGGATGGGTCTGAATAGACGTTCTTAATGATATAAGTGTAGGAACGACTGTGGATCATTTCCATGAACCCCCAGACTTCCATACATGCCTCTAGTTCGGGTAGACTGCAATAAGGTATAAAAGCCATCCCAGGACCACGCCCTTGAATGGAGTCAAGCATAATCTGGTACTTGAGGTTAGAGGTATAGATATGCTTTTGTTCTGGACGAAGTGTTTGATAATCCCCACGGTCTTTCTGTAGTGAAACTTCTTCTGGTCTCCAGAAGTATCCAAGTTGTTGAGTTGTTAGTTTATCAAAAATTGGATACTTATAAGAGTCGTACCTCTGTACTCCCAGAGGTTTACCGAAAAACATCGGTTGCTTTTTAGTATTTACTTGTTCGGTATTGAAGACTGTCATGCCTTCAATTTTAGTTTTAGGTTCCTCTACGGATGACATCTTAAACTGCACAGGATTCACACTCTCCCTCCTCGGATTGACTTAATTCTTCTAAGATTGCGTTTAGTTGTTCTTTTTTATCCTCCTCGACCTCATCGGTCTTGTTATCGTATGTGTTTTGATAATAAGAAGTTTTCCAACCGTACTTGTATGTAGTTAGAAAATCATTTGCCATCACAGAAACTGGAACTTCATTGTCTGGATAGTTCTCAGGATTATAGGACCAATTACCAGATATGGCTTGATCGAAGAATTTCTGCATTACAGACACCACATTTATGTAACCTGTATTGTCAGGCATTTCCCACAATAGTGTGTAGTTATTTTTCAGTGTATTGTACTGCGGAACAATTTGCTTAAGAGGTCCTTTCTTTGATTTTTTAACGGACAGGTATCCTCTAGGTGGTTCAATTCCATTTGTTGCGTTTGACACAACGGAACTGCTCTCTGATGGCATCTGTGCCGACAATGTTGAGTGCCGTAAACCATGCTCGGTGATAGATGCTCTAAGAGATTCCCAATCATGCTGTAACGCAATAGAAGTAACTTCGTCTAGATCCTTCTTGTATGTATCAATCGGAAGAATTCCATCAGAGTATTTTGTTCGTGGGAAACCTTCACAAGCACCCTTCTCTTTTGCAAGTTCATTTGATGACTTGAGAAGGAAATATTGGAAAGACTCAGACAGTCCATGGACAGCATCCCATGCCTCTTGATCACCGTAGTTGAAACCAAGTTTAGCAAGATAGTGTGCTAGACCAATAAAACCAATTCCAAGGGACCTACGTGCCTTTGTAGCAAGTTCTGCGGCAAGGATAGGATACTTCTGGTAGTCAATGAGTTCTTCAAGACCACGGACAGAAAGATCACATAGATTCTCTAGTTCAGAATCAGACTTGACCTTACCAACGTTGATAGCAGAAAGAATGCAGAGAGCAATCTCACCTTGTCCATCAATGTGCTGTAGAGGATCAGTAGGCAGAGTGATCTCTTGGCAGAGGTTACTCATATTCACCTTGTCCTTGAAGGACGAGTGAGTATTGCAGTGATCGATATTCATGATGTAGATACGACCAGTCTCTGCTCTCTCCTTCAGGAGATCTAGGATCAGACTTTGACCCCCAACCGTTTTTCTAGGAATAGACTGATCCTGTTCGTAACCCACATATAGTTCGTCAAAAGAATCAGTTCCAAAAGCATCATAGAGACCTGGAACATCATGAGGACTGAAGAGAGAAATCTCCTCGTCTTTGATGAAACGTTCGTAGAAAAGTTTAGATATTTGGATGCTGTAGTCGAGCTTTCGGACACGGTTATCTTCCGTCCCTTTATTGTTTTTAAGTACAAGGATGTCCTCTATTTCTTGGTGCCAGATTGGGAAGTGGACAGTTGCGCTTCCACCTCGTATGCCATTTTGAGTGCAGCATCTGACAGTGCTCTCAAATTTTTTGAGGAATGGTACAACACCTGTGTGTTGAACTTCTCCACCTCGGATCTTACTGTTGATGCCACGGATCCTGCCTGCGTTGATACCGATGCCCGCCCTTTGTGCAACATATCTGCCGATAGCCATATCAGAACTAAAGATGCTATCGAGGGTGTCATCAACATCAACAAGAACACAGCTAGCAAATTGTCGAAGTGGAGTTCGCACTCCTGCCATGATAGGTGTGGGAATGTTGATTTTGTGCTTGCTGATTGCGTCGTAGTATCGTTTGACATAGGACAAACGTGTCTCCTTGGGATACTCTGCGAAGATAGTAAGTGCAATCAGAATGTACATGAATTGAGGTGTTTCAAATACCTCACCATTACTTCTATCCTGCACCAGATATTTATCCACAACCTGCCGTAGTCCAGCATAGGTGAATAGATAATCTCTATCATGGTATATAAAAGAGTTTACCTTTTCAAGTTCTTCTTCGGTGTACTTTTGCAACACTTCTTCATCATAGACATTGTTCTCAATGCCGTACTTGATCTGCTCTAGAAGAGTAGGATTTCTCTTAAACTTGACAGAAAGTTGCTTACGAATAGAGAACAGAAGCAAACGTGCTGCTGCATATTGATAATTAGGATGCTCAAGATCAATTAGATCTGAAGCAGAACGAATCAAGATCTCTTGAATCTCGTCAGTGGTGACACCATCATAAAATTGAATTCCAGACTGTATCTCTACTTGACTTGCAGACACACCAGAAAGACCCTCACAAGCAGCCTCAACCATCTTGTGCATCTTTTCTAGGTTCAATACCTCAATATTACCATTACGTTTTTTAACCTTGATACCGTTGCTCATATTTTCTTCCAGGTAGTGAATTTAAGTTTTGCTTCTAAACCAGAATAGGTGTTTAATTCTATCAGACTTTGAACGTCATGTCCAGCAAGGATCATGTCGTTAATGTCCTTCTCTTTAATGTGTGATGGCCAAATGACTATGGAGTCGCCACTATCGATTGTCCGACTGATTCGGTTGAGGATTTCCTTGTTTCTAGGTTCATTGTCATAGACCCAAACAGGATTGCTAATCCCCCAATTACTGATATCAAGATCAGCTCCGCACATAGCAATCGAATTGCGAATAAACGTGCTGTCGAATGGTCCTTCAGTAATGTAGACTCTAGAGTTTCTTTCGATGTTATCAAGTCCATATATTTTCGGTGCGTCCTCCTTAAGCATTACAGTAATATATTTAATAGATTTAGAATTTAGACTTCGACCTTGGAACCCGATGAGATCCTTGTCGAAATATAACGGGATGATGATTCTAGGTTCTTTACCCATATAGCCGTAATCCAAACCCTGAAACGTTCGCACAAACTCATCAAAGTTTTCTGCGTAATAAAATTTGGTGGGATCGATCTTACGATTTTGAAGATAGGTTCTACCAACTTCCACCTCACTACAAAGAGGAAGAACGATCCTCTGTGCAAACTTAGGTTTCTCAAAAACGAATTCGGGTTCATCTGCTACAAAATTCCTACCAGTGTGACCGTCTTTAAATTTATCAAGACAATAACTCTTATACAGAACAACATCCATTTTCTTAAGGAAGTTGTTAAGTGACATTGAAGCACCACAGTTATGGCACTTGAAATTAGTATTTGTCTTTACTGCATAGATGTACCCTCTTGCCTTGCTCTTATTCTTCTGCGAGTCTCCGCAGATAGGACATCTAAAGTTATATAGATTTGATTTTACTCGTTTAAATTTTTGTAACCTGGCAGAAACTAGACTAATATACTTTGCATCAATTTGATCCATTTACGAAAGACACGACTTCTGCTGTTGCCAGCATACTCGGATTTGAACTAGATGTCAAGGATTTGTAAACTGGAAATGCGATCTGTGCCACCACACCCAAAGTTGCTAGTACAGCACCCGCACCAATCACAAACCTTTGATTGGCATCCACTTTCTTTTGAATTCTATCAATTCTCTCATGAAGGATATTATGATTTTTCTCTTCCTGTTCCTTCATCTCCTGCATCATTTTGATGATGAGTTGATCAGATTTTTCACTATCATCTAAACGATTTTCGTGTCTTTCTAAAACAATGGCAATCTTATTACTATTGTCCGAAATAGTAGTAACAGCACGTTCTAACTTATCCAACATTTCCTTGGATAAGTCTTCATAAATGTCTAATTTTGATTCAAGAACCTGAAGTTTTCCGAGACCGAACATTTTTTGAGTCTAATGATTTTACCCACTGTTTGTAAGTCTTTGGGACTTTTCTATAATCAGTTTTCCCACGTCTCTGAAATTTAATCAGAGGATCATACCCAGCAGTTGGTCCTTCTGCTGCAGAAGAACCTGTAAATCCACCAGCACCGACTGCGATCATTTCACGTATAAGTTGTATGACCCGATCAGTCTTGTCCATTATCGTTATACAAAATTTGTAATTTTTCTAGAGCAATATCATCACTAACAATATCATGAATATAACATCTAGGATACTCTGGCAATCTATTCAAGAAATGCACAAATGTTTTTGTAGTTGACCAGAGGTCTTCCTCAAGTTTATAAAAGAGCATTGGTGTTGTCGCATCATCAAATATGTTATACAAAATGATGAAGTGATTAAGAAGCAAATGTACCTTAAGTTCACCAGTGCTCTTATACTTCCTCAGAAGCCTTTTAATGTACTTGAAATGATTCAAGTCACGATGGAAATCATCTTTAGTAATGGCTTGAGGATTCTCATAATTTTTTATAGCAAATAATAAAAAATTTTCCTCATTCAATTCATCAAATAACATATCTTAAGTTATCAGCTTAGTGGATCTGCATCATAGATTGGGGTGTTGCCTGTGGTAATTCCAGACATTGCAACTAGAATTTCTTTCTTAACTCTTAGGTTGCCGTGCTGATCGTTGTAGGTGGTAACTCCAACCCAACCTGCACCAGTTTCATATACTGTTGCATTTGCATTTTGAACACCTTGCTTTGCTACACCGTAGACATAAGCATCAGTAGTGCCACTGGAAGACTCACTATACTTGACATCTCCAACAGTGTATGAAGGACACTGAGTTGCATAGAAGTTAGTTCCTGCGATTGCAGCACCACTGAGTCCAGCAGTAGAAGCAATAGTTAGTTGTGAAGTGCTTGTAACAGATGCTACGACAGCATCACCGAAATACACACCAGTTGTTGGATCATCACCGAATCTGATGACATCACCTGCTTGGATAGACCCTGCATTACCGAATGCAGTTCCATGTCCATCAACAACGCGGGTGGAGTAATTTACGGTTACGATGCCAGCAGAGGTTACATTGTCACTATTTCCCCAAAGTGCCATGTTTCTTTTCCTTTGAATACATTTGCTATTAGATATTTATAAAAAATGGAGACCACAAAATGATCTCCATATCATTTATTTTTTTATTTATATTCACTCAGCAGGTGCTTCTTCACGGGTTTTAATTGCCGCAGCAACAACCTCTAGCAACTGATCATCCATATCAGTCTTAGTTAACTTAACCGCTTTAGACAGAATAAGCAGGCAGATCTCAATGAGTTTCTCACCGAGTTCTTCATTTTCTGGAATTTTTGATACAGCATCGGAAATTACCTTTGATGCGAGTGGGAGTAGGAATGCAAGCATGATGACCTCAAAATTTTTGTGTATATTCTATATATGGTCAACCTTTGTTAGAAACGTACTTACCCAACTTTTTATCGTAACGTTTTACTTCACCAGGACGCAGACGATCTCTTGCATCTTTTGCTTGAGCATAAAATTTGCCAAACTTCATTCGTTTATCTGACTTGGCAAATTCCTTTTTCTCTTTATCGTATCTGTCATACTTAGTTTCTTCCTTTGCAACTTTCTTTTCAGGAAGACCTTTGTGCTTTGTTGATGCAAAATCTTTCGCATCTTTTTTCTTCATTGATGCTGCTGCTTGAGCAACTTCGGGAGAAGGTGCTGCCATATCTCCCTTTTTCACGGCATGGACCATACCCATGAACCGTTGCTGTGCTTTAGATACTGCTGGCATAATCAGTCACCCTGATAACGACCTTGACCATAACCGTATGGATCTTTCTTAGGTGCTCTCTTCTGAGCAAGTTTTGCCTTGATCTTATCTACTGGAGTAGGTGCAGTCTTAAACTTAGGTTTTGCACCTTTCTCTTTCTTCTTACCCTGAGGTTGAATTGCCTTCTTTCTGGAAGACATCATTCCACCAGTCTTGCGAAGTTCTGCACCAACTTTTGCCATAGCAGAACCTTTCATGGTTCCACCTTTTTCTGAAGGATTTCCAGTGGTGTAATCCTTACCAGTCTCCTTAGCATAACGAGTGCGTTCGTCCAATTCAAACTCTTCTTTATTGACTTCTTGCTCAGGTTGCTTCTTAATCTTAGTCAAAGCCTGCTTTCTTTTCATAGCAATTTGTTGATCAACAGTTGCTTTCTTCTTCTGTAGAGCAACTTCTGCAGGAGACATTTGCATTGCAGTCTCTTGAACTTCAGTCTCTTCACTCATACGGTCAACAACTTTCTGTGCTGCCCTTTTAATTTTACCTTTGATGCCAGCCTTTGCACCTCTTACTTTGTCACCTGCTCTCTGCTTAACTTCTCTACCCTTGTTGTAAGCAGCAACTTGTGCCTGAGCAGACTTTAGTTTTGCTTTCTTACCAGCAGACTTAAGTTTCTGTCTTGCAAGTCTACCAACTGCCTTGATCATGCGACCTGCAGAAGTATCTTTCTCATGTGGTTTCTCAGTATCATGACCATAAGTTACTTTTGCTTCAATAATTGCATACTCAATAGCATCTTCTACATCGTATACATCAAATCCTTCCTGAAGTAGTTCATCGTATACAGTGTAAGCAGCAAGATCTACTTCATCCATCTCAGTGCTTTCTAGGATCTCAACTTCCTCAGAAATCTTAGGATTGATCTTAATAGTATTCTTTACGTTCTTTTCTTTTACCTGCTTCTGCTCTTCACTATCTTCACCAACAACTTCACGAAGATCATCTCTCCAGTTTGAATATCCTTCTTTGAAAGAAGTTGTTACTTTCCTACCATCTGGTGTAGGAACAAACTCACCATAATCACCCATTGTCTTATCTTTCTTATTAACATCACCACTCACGTTGGTGTCAATTCTCTTTGCTGCTTTCCTTGCAAGTTTTACAAGATCTTTGGATGGAACTTCAATGTCCTTACTGGTTCCCTCCTTCATTGCTTTGCCGATTGCCTTACGACGATTTAGAAGATACTTGTCAGACTTAGTATTCTTCTTACCATCATTATCAACGTCAGCATCCTCCTTACCTACAGGATCAAGTGCCTCGGACATCTTTGCACGTTTTGCTCTTGCTTTTGCTAGTAGTCTTTCTCTAGCAGCATCAGCATCTTTTTTAGGGACACGGTATCCATCACGATCAGTCTTCAACCTCTCTTTAGGTGCTTCAACTGCTGCCTTTTTCATAGGCTCTTTCTTATTACCATCCTTGTCTAAGTCAAGAAAGTCAGGTTTAGCAACCTTCTCCATGTATACCTTGGAGATATCGTTGAGATGAGTCATGAGTATAAGATCTTACTTTTTAGCCTTATACTTATTTATGAAATTCTTGATAGCACTAGTGCCAGTCATTCTCTCAGTATACTTTCTGAGTGAGTCAGTTCCGACTTCTCTTTCTGGACCAGATACACCAGAAGGACCAGGATAGTTTACAACTGCTTCCATTACATCCTTAACCCAAGACTTGAACATAAAGTTCTCTTTGGTTACACA